ACGAAACAGCAGAGAACGCAGCCAAGCAGATCCGGGCGGAATACGAGAAGGAGCTGGAGCAGGTGGACAGTATCAGATCAGCTCTAGGTGGTGACGGTCTGCCTCGCAGCGGAACGGTCTCCAAGTCCGTCGAACGTCAAGCGCTGCGTCTGGCGGAAAAGGCGGAGGAGTTAAAGACCGCCGAGATCGAAGCGCTGCGGATCCGGCAGCGGGTGTATAGCGTCGTCGCTCAGGTTCCGGACGAGGTCGGGGCGGTTTTGTACGAGAGGTATATCAACCTGGAGAAAATAGAGCAGATCGCGGAAACGGTGAACTATTCGGAGCGGCACGTTTACAATCTAATCCAGAAGGGGCTGGACGTTGTGGATCAGATCATAAACTGTTAATCATTTCATGTTATTTCATGTTCTTTCATGCTATCATGATAGTGTCAAAGAGTGGGCGGAAAGTCCACGAGACGGATCACCTTAGCCGGAGAGATCCGGCGCGAATAAAACAAGGCTGGAGAGTTCCGGCCTTTTTTATTGCATAAAGTCGGACAGGTCCGGCAGTGCAGACTAATAAGTTAAACCGAGCTGCGTTCGTAGGCAGGCCAGACGAAGAATCAAGTCAACGCTGCCGGATCGAATAAAGGGAGGGCTGAGTAATGGCGAAACAATTCGCCCGGAAGTTCTACAGCTCGAAGGCATGGCAGGACTGCCGGAACGAATACGCAAAGAGACGGCACTATTTATGTGAGGAGTGCTTACGCCACGGGATCTACAAGCCGGGCGAGATAGTACATCATCGCATAGAGATAGACGCGGTCAATATAGAGAGACCGGAGATCACGCTGAACCATGACAACCTCGAGCTGCTATGCCGGGACTGTCACGCAGCGAGGCACGGACTCGATCGCGACGGACAGAGGGAAAAGAAAAAAGGATCGCAGCGTTACGTAATAGATAATTACGGAGCTGTCAGTTCGAAAGAATCCCCCCTCGTTCGTTGAAAAAATGCGAAAAACCATAGACCGGGCCAGTGAAGGCAGATTTTTGATAAACCTCTACCGACTTAAAAAGAGTTAGCAAAAGAAGGGCGGGCGATGAGCGGAGATAACTGGATATACACCTATTACCAGGGGATAAAGAACGGGACGTATACGGTCGGACGCTGGATCGAGCTCGTTTACGATTACATCATCAAAGGACTGGAGGATAAGCGCTTCTTTTTCAATCAGAAGAAGGCGAGCCACGCGATAGAGTGGATAGAGTCTCACTGCTACCATACACAGGGCCCGCTCGCTCCGGGTCCGTTCTTACTGGAGCCCTGGCAAAAGGCATTTTACTCCTCCATGTATGGACTGGTAGACGAGAACGACAGGCGACAGTTCCGCGAGATCCTATTCGTGGTCGGCAGGAAGAACGGAAAGACGAAGCTGGCAAGCTCCGCCGGTGCGTATGAGTTCCGGACCGGTGGATACGGGGCCCGGGTGTTCTGCGTCGCTCCGGTACTGGATCAAGCCAACCTGGTGTATGACGATATCTGGTTGATGACAACGCTCGATCCGGAATATGAGAAGCTGAGGGAATACGTAAAAGAGACAGACTCGAAGGGACGACTGGTCCGAGACGACTCGGAGCTACCACGCCATAGGATGAGCAATCTCGAAGTGCCGGCGACTAATTCGATCGTGAAAAAGATACCGCTAAAAGAGAAGAGCGCCAACGGTTACGGCGCGACGCTCGGGATCTGCGACGAGGTCTCGAGCTGGGAAGGCGACAAGGGACTAAAGGGCTACGAGGTCCTCAAGTCCGGGATGGGCGCCCAACCGGAGGGGCTGTTATTATCCTGCACAACGTCGGGATACGTGAACGACTCAATATATGACGAGCTGCTAAAGAGGGCAACTCGTTTTTTATTGGGCGACTCAAAAGAAACGAAGCTCCTGCCGTTCCTGTACATGATCGACGACATCGACAAATGGAACGACATCAACGAGCTGCGGAAGAGCAATCCAAATTTAGGCGTTTCGGTCTCCGTCGATTATATGCTCGAGGAGATCGCAGTCGCTGAGGGTTCGCTTTCGAAACGCAGCGAGTTCATAACGAAATACTGCAACCTCAAACAGAACAGCAGCCTCGCGTGGTTAGAGTCCAGCGTCATAGAAGCAACGACAGGCGATCCGCTGGATCCAGAACAGTTCCGGGGCTGTTATTGCGTCGGAGGATTCGACTTGTCCAGATCGGTCGATTTATCGGCAGCTTGCGTCTTAATCGAAAAGGGCGGCGAGCTGTACGTTCTGGCGAAGTTCTTCCTGCCGTCGGAGCGGATCGAGGAAGCAACGGCGGTAGATGGCGTCCCGTATAACATCTATGTCCAGCGCGGACTATTGCAGCCGAGCGGGTCGAACATAGTCGATTATAACGACGTTTTTAACTGGTACCGGCGACTGGTGGAGGAGTTCGAGCTGTATCCGCTAAAAGTGGGATACGACAAATATAGCGCCTCCTATCTGGTGCAGCAGATGGACGCGTACGGGTTCCACCTCGACGACGTATACCAGGGCTACAATCTGCACCCGGTCATACAGGAGGTTGAGGGGCTCCTGAAGGATAAAAAGATACATATAGGCGACAATGACCTATTGAAAATACATTTTTACAACTCGGCGCTAAAGATCAGCACCGAGAAGGGACGGTCCAAGCTGGTCAAGTTAAAGCCAACCGCTCACATTGACGGGATGGCGGCCTTACTTGACGCGATGACGGTCCGACAGAAATGGTTTGCTGAGATAGGCGGACAGCTGAAAAACGAGGGAAAGTAAATGTCATTATTAGAGAAAATTTTTCGCCCGCAACAGGCGGAGAAATCAGACGCCGCACTCCGGAACGCGCAGAAAACGTTCGAGACGTTAACAGCGTATAGGCCAGTGTTTACGAACTGGGGCGGGGCGGTGTATGAGTCCGAGATAGTCCGAGCGGCAATAGACGCCAGGGCTCGGCACATTTCAAAACTGAAAGTCGAAACCGTAGGGACCGCGAACTTGTCGCTCCAGAGCAAACTGGCGCAAGGTCCGAACCAGTGGCAGACGTGGAGCCAGGCACTCTACAGGATCAGCACGATCCTAGATGTAAACAATACGTGTTTTATCTGCCCGGTGTTTGATGATCGCATGGTCATAACTGGGATTTTTCCAGTCCTGCCGAACCGCTGCAAGCTGGTCGAGTATGACGGAGAGATCTGGCTGAGGTATGAGTTCTCGCGAGGTCAACACGCAGCCGTCGAGCTGAGGAAATGCGCGATCCTTACGAAGCACCAGTACAAGGACGACTTTTTTGGAGACAAAAACAGCCCGCTTCATGAGACTATGCAGCTTATACACATCCAGAATCAGGGCATAGAAGAAGGGGTCAAAAACGCGGCGACGTTCCGTTTTATGGCGACGCTGAACAACTTCGCCAACGCTGAGGATCTGAAAAAAGAGCGGGAGAGGTTCACAGCTACGAACCTGTCAACAAATTCCAAGTCTGGCGGGTTCCTGCTTTTCCCGAACACCTACAGAGACATAAAACAGATAGACGTAACGCCGTACTCCGTGGACGCGGGGCAAATGCAGCAGATCCGCGAGAACGTATATAACTATTTCGGAGTAAATGAGGCCGTGCTCCAGAACAGCGCAAAGAATGAGGAGCTCGAGGCGTTCTTCGACGGAGCAATCGAGCCGTTCGCGATCCAGTTCTCCGAGGCAGTGACCAAGATGCTATTTAGCGAGAGAGAACGGGCGCAGGGTTCGTATTTAATAGCCAACGCGAACAGACTCCAGTATATGAGCACGTCGCAAAAGGTACAGATGGCCAAAGAGCTGGGAGACAGAGGCGCGATACTGATCGACGAGATCAGAGAGTTATTTAATTACGCACCGCTGCCAAACGGAGCGGGGCAAGTCGCACCGATCCGCGGAGAGTACAAGGCAACCGAGGAGCTAACAGACGGAGCAGAGGAGGAAACCAATGCCAATGAAGAACAATAGAGAGTACAGAGACATGATTCTGGAGGTCGTAATAGACGACGACAAACCAGAAGAGGAGAGAGATGACCGGAGGGTCGTGGCTGGATATGCTACCACGTTTAACGATCCTTACGTACTTTTCAAGGATGACCTGATCGTTTATAGAGAACAGATCGAGCCGACTGCGTTTGATAACTGCGATATGAGCGACGTAATAATGCAGTACGACCATGAGGGGCGAGTGTTCGCCAGAATTTCGAATAACACCCTCAACGTCACACCAGACGACAAGGGGTTATATGTAGAGGCAGATCTCGGAGGGACAGACATCGGCCGTGAGCTGTACGACGAGATCCGCGGAGGATATACGGACAAGATGAGCTTCGGGTTTATCGTCAGCGAGGACGAAGAGATCCGGACAGAGCTTGAGGACGGGCGCGTCGATTATTTGAGGCGGGTCTGGAGTATATCCAAATTATTTGACGTTTCAGCCGTTTCAATTCCGGCAAACAACGGGACGAGCATAAGTGCTCAGACCAGGAGCCAAATCGACGGAGCGATCGAAGAGGCACGAGCGGAGAGACTCGCAGCGGAGGAGCTGGAACTTGAGAGACGTCGGGCAGAAGTTAGAGCGAAAGCGATTGGAGGTTTATAAATGAACTTCGAAACAATGAATATTGAGGAGCTCGAAACGAGAGCCGCCGAGATCGTCAAGGAACTGGCCGAAGCGGACAGGGAAAAGATCGAGGAGCTCAACAAAGAGCTGGACGCTATCGAAGAGCGTAAAAAAGTTATTGAAAAGGAGACAGCCGAGACCAGGGCAAAGGCGGCCGCTGTAGCTGCTGGAGCTGGCGAGGTTGTCCACGAAGAAAAGGAAGAGAGAACAATGGACGTAAAAGAAATCAGAAATAGCAAGGAATACATTGACGCTTATGCTGAATATCTCAAGACCGGCGACGATAAGGAGTGTAGAAAGATACTGACCAGTAACGCAGAGTCGCCGGGTCAGAATGACGGAGTTATTCCGGTTCCAACATTTGTAGAAGCCGGCATCAAGACCGCGTGGGAGAATGACGCAATCTTTTCAAGAGTTCGCAGAACTTACTTCCCGGGCAATCTGAAAATCGGATTTGAAGCATTTACGGACGATGCAGTCGAACACGGTGAAGGAGGGGCCGCAGTATCTGAGGAGAACATGGGCATCGGTACAGTTAGCCTTGTTCCTATGTCGGTCAAGAAGTGGATTTCCATTACCGATGAAGCATATGACATGGGAGAAGAACTTTTATCCTATGTATTTGATGAGATAACGTATAAAATTATTGGTTACTGCAAGATGCGCGTAGGAGCGCTTGTTGAAGATGCACCAGCGGCATCATCACAAACGGCTGTCGGCGTTTCTGCTGTA